GTATTTTAATTGGTAAAAGTGGAGCTGGTCGTTTAAGTCGTTCAATTAGAAGTAAGCGTTTTGGCTTTTTAGGAGTAAAAATTTATACTGATGTTATTTATGCTCAAATTCACAATGATGGTTTAATGGGTAGGGCTTGGGGTAAACATACTTTCAAAATGCCTAAAAGACAATTTATAGGTTATAGCGGTGTTTTAAATAGAAAAATTATTGCTAAAATGGATGTAACAATAAAAAGAATATTCAATAAATAATATTATATTTGCAATAATGGAAAACACACTTACATACGAAGTAGGAGAAACTGTTAATGTTGATGGTTTTGAATGGGTTAATTTAACTATAAATATATTTGCATAATGGGGTTTAGAGAAAAAGAATATTCTGATAGAAAAAAAATAGTAAAAACTTTTACTATTATATTAGTTTTAACATCTATTTTAGCTATAATCGTTAAATGTCTAAACTAACTTTATACAACTCATTAAAAACTGATTTAGTAGCTATTACAGGCATTAAACACGTTGCTTTATGGAATAACCAGTTAGAGCGTGAGAATGAAGAAAATCCTTTTTTATATCCAGCTATTTTTATTGAACTTTTACCATCTACATTTAGAGATAAAGGTAAGCAAGCTGTTAGTCAAGAATATGATATGACTGTACGTTTACACGTTTGTTTTGAAAGCTATTTAGATGAAGATACAACTATTTTAACATTGTTAGATAGTGTTTGGCAAACAGTACACAATAAGCAATATAGCACATTCGGTAAACTATTAAGGAGAAACGAAGAACAAAATTATGACCATCCAAACGTGCAAATCTACATACAAGATTATGCTACTTTAGGAAATGACAATCAAAACTTAAATACAGTAACAGCAACATTAGCACCAGTAATAACTGGCGATATTGTTTTACCAAATCAACTATAAATGGCACGTTCAATAGATACTATTATTGCAGACATGGATGCGGAACAAGCCGCACAAACAGGACTAAGTGGTTTAAATAGCGTTTCAAATTCTGCTATTTATACACTATGGAAATATATTGTTGCTGCTCAAATGTACTTACAAGAAGTGCTATGGGACTTGTTTAAAACTGATTTAGAAACTATTGTAACTAATGCAGCGGTTGGAACAAATCAATGGTTTAAATCTAAAATGCTTTTATTTCAATATGATGCAACAACTCCACAAGTTTTACAAGTTGATAGTAACTTTGCTGTTAACTATACAACTATTGATGCGACAAAAAGAATAGTAACACGATGTGCAGTTAAAACAACTGCAACAAGAACGGTATTAATTAAATTAGCAAAGTCAGAACCACCAATAGCTTTATCAGCTCCTGAATTGGTTGCTGCAAATGCTTATGTTGATGATTTGGCTTTTGCTGGCATTAACTACATTATATCTAGTACTGCATCTGATAAATTATTAGTGGATGCATCTATTTATTATGATGGTCAATATTCTGCTGTTATTTCAGACAATGTAATTACTTCAATAAATAATTATTTAGCTAATATTGATTTTGATGGTAGTTTTAAATTAAGTGCTTTAGTTGATGCAATTCAATCAACAACTGGAGTAACTGATGTAGTATTAAACAATGTAGCAATACGACCAGATAGCGTTGCTTTTGCTAGTACAACTTATTTAGTTCAAGGCAAAACAACTTTAATACCAATATATCCAACTAATGCTGGTTATGTAACTGAAGAAACTACTTCAGGTCAAACTTTTACTGATAAATTAACATTTATTGCACAATAATGAGTATTTATAACTATGATAATAAAATAGTTGCTGAACAAATAGCACCACCTACATTAAGACAACCAAAGTTTTTATCGTGGCTTTATGTTATAACAAAACCAGTTCAATCACTTTGGGATATTGTATTTAATGGTTATAAAGATGGAGCTACTTATGACCATGACATGGATGATACATATTTCACTCCTTCTATTGGTTACGTATTTACTGTTGGCTACACTATAAAATATAATAAATCTATTTACATTTGCATAAGAACTTCAACCTATACAGGTGTTGTTAATTTAGCTGATTTTGAGAAATTACAAGATAATTTTTTAGGAGTATCTGAAAGAATTAAATATAATTCACAAAAAATATTATTTGAATATGCTATGAATAAATGGTTTAGTGTTCCTAATGTTAACATACCTTATCCAATATTTATAACTAATAATTTTATTCAATCACAAACTATTTTCTTATTAGGTGGTTCAAGTGAAACATCTAGTTTAATGTCTAATAATAGCATTAATTCAGTAGATTATATGGGTAATGTACCTACTTATGTAACAAGTACTTTTGATTTTACAATAAACGTTCCTATTGATTTATTTGATATTTTAGGAACAACAACAACAAATAAAGAGAACGCAATTAGACAATTTGCTGATAAATATAATTTAGCCGGCACAACTTACAATGTAATTACATACTAAAATGAAAAAAATATTAACATCAAACGTATTAGACCCATCACAATTACAACCATTTACAGCTCAATCTTTGAGATTTTTACAAGAATCTAAAGAAGATGATGTTGCTGCTATAATTAAATCAATAGTAACAAGTAATTTAGGTAGTTATTCATTAACAGTTCCTTATGTTATAAGTGGATGTGTTGTTAGTGATAGTGGCAAAGATGTAACTGCTGGTGAAGTATTTTATGGTGGTAAATATTATGAAACAACTGCTGTAAATGGTACTACCAATATTGCACGTTTTATATTAACTGCAAGTCAAGATTCAACTGCAGACCCATTAACATTTAGCAATTCATCAGTATTTAATGTACATACTATTTATAAATATGTAGCTACTGATGTTGCAAGTGGTGGTGATTTTACTTCTGCTAATTTAGTTAATTTATATGGCGCTGCAACAGTTCAAACAAGTACAAGTGCTCAAACAACTATTGATGTTTCAATAGTATCTTCAGGTCCATTTGCTTACAATAATGATGCGTATAATTATTCATGGGTTATAATTTCAGGAATAGTTAAATTAAATTTTAATGTTACATTTGATGTTACAGATGGAGCTGTTGTTGATAAAATACACGTTCCTTTACCAACAGGTTTAAATAAAGCAACTGTATTAGTTTCAAATAATTGTTTTGTTGGTACTTGTTCATATAAAGCGCCTACAAGTACTACTAATTATACAATGCTATTATCAAGGTCTAATGATGGTGGTTCTGAAGGTCAAAGAATAACATTGACAAGAACAACTGATGGAGATTCTGATATATTTATAACAACTGGAGTTACAGTTACTTTAAAAGGTGAGATAACATTTCCAATAGCATAATTATAATTTAATTTTATCAATTAAATATTTTTTTAATTCACTAAATTCTTTCTCTTTAAATTCTGGTAGTTCATCTATAATTGAATAGTGAATATCCATTATATTTTTTATTAGTTCGCCTTCGCCTAAATCACGCTTTAGTTGGTCTAACATAAATCTATTTTTTTTAGCACCACTAACGTAGCAAGTTAATCTAACTCCAAATGATAGCATTTTAATGCGTATATCATCTTCATTGTTTTTTCTACCCATTTTATTATAGTAACAATAATATTAATTAGACAAATTTAGTAATTAATTTTGTAATATGGACTTTAAATACATTAAAAACATTGTTGAAGAAGAAGCTACTATTTTGTTGTATGACCAAATAGGCGATTCAGTTGATGAAAATGGAATGTATGTAAATGGCATTTCAGGTTCTGCATTTGCTTATGAGATGCAATACTTGCAAGATAAATGTAAGAAAATCAATGTTAGAATTAACTCAATAGGTGGAAATGTATTAGATGGTTATTCAATCGTATCTGCTATACTTAATTCAAAAGTTAAATGTGACACTTACATTGATGGTTTAGCTGCTAGTATTAGCGGTGTTATTGCAATGGCTGGAGATAAATGTTATATGGCTGATTATGGCACTATGATGTTGCACAATCCTAGCGGTGGAAATGATGAATCTGTTTTAGAATTAGTTAAAAGTACATTAGTAACTATTTTATCTAAAAGAACAAAATTAGATGAAGATACAATTAACAACATGATGGATGCAGAAACTTGGTTAGATGCTAATCAATGTATGGAAATGGGTTTAGTTGATGTAGTTGTTAAGTGTGATAAAAAGATTAAAATGAGTACAAATAGCCTAAGTGAAATGGCTTTTATCTATAATAAATTAATAAATAAAAAACCAAAAATGGAAAAAATAACAAACATGTTAAATTTATCCAATGAAGCAACTGAAGTTGAAATTGTTGCTGCTATTGAAGATAAAGACGCAAAAAATGCAGAATTGACTTCTGAAAACGAAACTTTAAAAGCTCGTTTAAAAGAAATTGAAGATGCTGAATTAGCAAAGGTAGAAGCTGAAGCTAAAGAATTAGAAACTAAATCTATTGAATTAGTTGAAAACG